CCGAATAGGTCTCCCGAGCTATTAGCCGGGAATTGCCATGCCACGCCACCAGGAGTCACGTAGTAGTCGCCAGAAGAACTGGACCACGTATTCGTGTCGAGGACGAGGTGAGTCGAATTCGAGACCGTCAAGACTTCTGTAAAGTCTGAGATGCCTTGACCACAGACGTACCGGCCTACAGTTATGCCGGCGGTGCCTTGCGTTACTGCTACGATGTTAGTGTTTGTCGCGAATGTAAATGTCAGAGGAGTAGGATAAGCTGTCGAGTTGGCGAGTTTGAGCGACATATAAGGAACGCTCGCCTCGTTATTGCCCCTTAAGAAGTCGGTGTATACGCTATAAGTCTCCGCGTAAGCAAACGTATTAGAGATCTCGAACGTGGCGTTCTTGCCGGTGCTGAGGGCTACTAAATTCGCTGTAGTATTAGAACCTAGGATGATGATGTTGCCACTGCCGTCGTAGCTGTATCCCCTGGTATACACTCTATTGTTGCCAGTATTGACGAAGTCGTTATTGATATTCGCTATGCCGACGTAACCGTCATATGAGTTCAGGTAGGCGCTGTTACCGGAGTCTACTCCATTCGCGTACTGCATGTGGACGTCGACGGTGCGCCTGAATACGCCGGTAGACTCGGAGAGAGTGACCGTCGCGCTATTACCTGCTCTTACGATGCCACTGATCTTGCCACTGGCGGATATGTCGTATCCTCCAGTGTACGCTCTCCTCTGAGTGAGATACTGACCTATCGAGAAAGGAGTAGTACTATTAGAGACGAACATCGTGAGAGTGTTGCCGAAGCCCACTACATTGCCAGTAGCAGTCCTGTTCACGTATGCCGAGACGTTTATGGAGAAGGTATTAGACGGGGCCCAGAAGTAAGTATTGACCGCCGAGTTGCCGCTAGTGAGATACACGAACAGATTAGCCGTGCCGAGGTCTAAGTTAGCGATGTCATTGCCTACGACTTCGACAGTGGAGATGACTCCTCCCGTAGAGTTGTAGCTGCTGAGGACAGTGCCTACGTTGATGGTGGTTATCGCCACGGCGTCATTAGCGTCGAGGACGGTAGAATTGACTAGAGAGTTCGTGCTGAGTACGATATTACTGATGAATGAGTCCACGCTGACTTCGAAGTCGCGTAACTGGCTATTGGCCTTCGCTACCGAGATGACGAGATTCTGCGAAGTAGCATTTACCGCAGAGTTACTGACGATGGTTCCTACTGCCGTATTTGATACGGTATTAGTCTGATAGACGACGGCTCCAATCGCGAACCAGGCAGACGCCGGCTTCGTCACCAAGACGGTCTGATGAGAAGTGTCGAATCTATAGTTTAGGTTAGCCAGTGGTTGATACACTTCTTCGAGAGTGAAGAAGCTGGAAGCTACGTAAGGAGCCTGGTCCGGATTATTGACGACGTAGTCGACGACCACGTTCTGTAGTGTCAAGATCTTGTCAGACACGTATATCGTAGAGTTCGAGGTGTAACCCCAGCCGCCGTCTTCTAGAACGAAGTCTACCACGCCAGTAGTGTTGTACACGTTCGATACGCGAGCCGTTGCACCGTGGCCATACCCGCTGTCAGACACTATCTCTACCACGTCGCCGACTCTGAAGTCCTTGCTGCCGGCGGTGATGTCGAGGCGACCTAGCGATCCTATGATTTTCGGTCTCTTCCTGTCACTGATAGTGAGGCCCTCGTAAGTGATCCTCTCGTTGTACATGAAGTTTCCAGTGATGCTGGATATGAACAAGAGATTGACGTAGCTGCCGCCGACTTTCTTCTGCACGAATCTCTCGGCGAAAGCGGTAGCACCTGAGCGAGTTCCGATGACTTTCTTGCCGATGAACTGGTTGATCAGGTCGACGTGGCCGATTTCTAGGTAGTTTCTCTTTACCCAGTTATTGTCGGAGAGCTTGAATAAGTCCGTGCTAGGATAGTAGACCTGAGCAGGCACGCCATAGACTAGCTTGAAGAAGAGGTCTATGCCTCTCTCGGTGCCCTTAGACCTGTACAGATCTTGTACGTGCTTCACGAGCGTGCGCTTGTCTACGCTGGTGACGAACTTGAGATACGGTAGGTACTTGGCCTTGTAGTACTCGATGTACTCCTCGGGAGTCTTATCGATGTCTCTGTAGTCCAGCAGCCTGCGCGTGTGATAGAGTGTCTCGCCTTCCTGCTCGAGGCTAGCGTAGTACATCTTGACGAACTCTACGAACTGCGGGTAGTTCTCCCTGTATACGAAGGGAAATTGCGAGGGGACGTAAGAACTTATGCGTCTCTCTTCAGTCATCAGCTCTTCCTAACACCGAGGACGTTGACTTTGACGTCCTCTATCTTTATCTCGAAGTAGTCGCTCTTGCCGAAGTCTACGTCGTTAGACTCCGGAGTCACGTATATCTTGATGGCGTCTCCGCTGTACTTCTGCACTGAGAAGCTGGACAACTTAATTAGGCCCCTAGTGTAGTCTACGGTGCCGACGTTACGCACCAGAGAGAAAGTCCTACCGGAGCTGACGGTGATGATTCGAACGCTTCCGTTGTTGTCATCTTGGAGGAAGCAGGGCTTACCATCGAAGATGAACTGCGAAGAAGTCACTACCGTGTCGTAGTTCGTGGGATGAACATTCAGTACCTTGGGTAGAGTGCGCTTCAGAGCGAAAGAGAAGTCCAGAGTATAGTTACCCGGGACGTTGATCTGAGGCTTGATGGTCTTATACAAGGAGAACTCAGCCTCTGTGCTGAGAATAGACGGGTGAGTCTCGTCCATCGCGGTCACTAGGTTACTGAACCTGACCGTGGAGTTGAAGTCGTTATAGTTAGTGTTGGAGTACTCGAGAATAGTGTTAGTGACTCGAGTAGCGACGTCTGCCGTCGTCAGGTCGGTCCTGTTCTGATCATACCTAGTAGTGACATCCAGCCTACCCCAAGTGAAGGTAGGATCTACGAATACAGGGTCGATGGTCATCGGCATCCTATTGCGCAGCCACTTCCTGTACTCTTCTTTCTTATAGTCAGGGATGCCGTCGAAGCCTATCAGATCGGTGGCTATGAATACTCTGCCGTACTGAGGAGGATCAAGTACCTCTCCGCCATAAACTGCTAGGGCGTTGATCTCAGAGAATTGCTTCTTCAGCATCAGCCTGTAGTCTTCTGGGGTGATGGCTCTCTCTTGAGTCTGATAGTGACGAGGAGCGTTGAATCTGACGTCGTCCAGCGACTCGTACACGGATCCGCCCGAGGCTCTCCTGACCTGTCCCTCGCTATCGAACTGAGTAGTGATGGTGACGTCGCCGAAGGTGCCGATGTTCCTGTCGTTGCTGAACTCGAAGGCTCCATTCGGCAACTCGCCATTACAGATCCTGTACTCGGCGTAGACTGTGGCGCCATTCTTCGGGCGCTTGCCTATGACTCCGTTGCCAAATACAATCTCGTACTTGTCGTTCTCTGCGGCCTGTAGGAAGAATACTTCCGACTGTGAGTCCAGATCCAAGAACGATGTGGCAAGGCGATACGTCTTCGAGGTAGACTCGTCAGACACTACCACAGTGAGAGAAGTAGTGTCGATCGTAGGATTAGACAGGACGAAGCGCTGACGCTCGATGGCATAGTTACTGTAGAAAGTGTCGACCACGTAAGTGCCTTCGTAGATCTCCACACCTCTGGCCGTGAATACCGTCTCGACCGGATCGGTGATGACGATGTTCTCGGCGGTCACGAACTGATAGGTCTTAGAGTTGACGCGAGTAGAGAAGGACTGATTCTTTGGTATGGTCACCGATGAAGTGCTACTGTCAGTCACTACTGAGATGTCGACGACTGCCTTGGCAGACCTGAAAGACCTCGGAAGGTAGTTCAGGTCCTTGGTGTGAGATACGATGGAGTTCCTGAGCTGCGCGCTGTCCAAGAACATCTCTGAGAAGAGCATGTTGAGGTAGAACGCGTTGTGATAGGTGTTGTAAGCGAGGATGTCGTTCAACACGCTCATGTTAGAGCCGTCGAAGCTGTAGTCTTTGAAGAGAGGCTGCTCCTTGGCGTAGTTCCTTAGAGTCTCTTTGTACTTATTGAAGTCGAGATCTACTAGATTGATTACGGTATTTGCCATCAGCGCACTCTGGTCAGGAAGGTTACGGGCAGCTCTTGTACTAACCCTGGGCTATTTATCGTGGTATAGAAGATCGTTATGGTGACTTGATTGTTATCATTATCAGGGATGACTGAGAGCTCCCTCAACACGACTCTAGGCTCGTGGTTATGAATGGCTATCTCTATAGCCCTCTTCATCTCGAGTTCAGTCCTGTCGTCGAAGTTCTCGAAGAGCATCTTACGAATGTCGCTACCGAGAGTCGGCTGAAATGGACGCTCTCCTAGGTCAGTCAGCATGATGTTCTTCAGAGACTCGCGAATGGCGAAGTCGTTGATGTTCCTGTACAAGTCTCCGGTGTTAGGATTCAAGTCGAAAGGCGAGACGAAGTCCGAGAACTTCTCTTGCAGCTTCGAGTTGACCGTATACCTGTCTGCCGTCCTGATTATGGCCATGTGTTACTTCTTCTCTTGGAGAGGCTTAGCATATTCACCCTTATCGATTCCACTCTTTATCTGGTCTTTGCTTAACTGATCAGTCGAGAGCACGCTGCTCTTATTGCCAGCCTCGTTGAGCTGCACAGTAGAACCAGCGACGTATGTCGTAGCCTTAGAGCCATAAATGGCGCCGCTGCCACCGATGACGCTGACCTGCCCCTTAGCCGACATAGTGTAGCTCTGACCGACCGTCGAGCTCTTATCTTGTGCTACGAACTCAGACAGACGACCCTCGGCCTCGATGAGGATGTTACCCTTAGCTTTGATCTGCAAGTTGCCGTTGGTAGCTATGACTAGATTGCCTTCTGAGCCGAGAGTGTAGCTGCCATCTACGGCCTCTTTCCTGTCCTTGGCTGTGTAGGTGACGTAGTTGCCGTCTGCCTGCATCTCGGTGAAAGTTCCAGTAGGATGAACGCTGGCCTGGTAGGTCTCTCCACCGACGTCGTGGAGGATGTTTCTCATGCCAGACTCTGAGACGTTGACGTGAGTCTTTGGGTATTTACCTTTGATCAGAGGAAAGGACGCAGGAGCGTCCTTCAGTATCAGCTTAGACATGTCTGTCTGAGGATCGTGCTTACCACCAGTGAGACCGTCTTTTAGACCACCGAGGGCCATCGAGGACTGACCGCCTGCAGAGGCGCCGACTATGTCTTTACCAGTATTGTTGTAGGGCATAGCGCCCAGGACAGTCACGTCTTCGTGGTTGTCATGATTGACGAGTACCATGACGACGGCGTCTTTCGTGACGCTCAGGCCACCCTGACCGCCTCCGCCACCTTGATTAGGACCGACTCCCATCGCAGGTGACATAGTCTTGGCCAGTGGTAGCATGTTGGTGGGCGTCTGACCTTTGCTTCCGTGAATAGGTAACCTGACCCTGATCCTGTTCAGCTGCTCTTTGTCGTCGTCTACTACCTCGACTGTACCGAACATGATCGAGGTCTCTTGACCTTGCAGCTTTATCGAGTCTACCATTACGAGATCTTTCCTACGCAGTGCAGCAGAGTCCTGCCGGTGTGTCCAGGAGTGTCTTCTCTGCCGCCTGGATCTATGTTATGAATTAGAGAGACGACCAGCCACTTACCAGTAGCAGAGTTCTCAGGGCTAGCGTCGCTGAAGTAGGTAGCAGATCCGCTCTTCACGTCGATGACGTCTCCGACGTGGATGTCGGTAGCGATAGGAACGAGGATCTTCAACTTCGAAGTGTACTCATTCAAGTTCTGCTTATCGCGATCGATGTGGCGCTTCTCTTTGTCCTGCTCGGGGCTGTTTATGACAGGAAATCCTACTTTAGCCTCGGCTTCTTTGACGCCTAGACCTGGAGTAGAGAGACCCGAGCCGGCTTTGTCGTTCTTGTCGAACTTACCGAATTGAGGATTATAGCGCTGTCCTTGAGCCTTGGTCTGCTTCTGAGTTGAGATGGAGCTTCCCTGATACTGCAGGTCGAAGATGACAGAAGGATCAGCGAGCGTACTCATGTCGGCAGAGCCGGCGCCGTTGTACACGAACTGCCTCTTAGGACCTTGCGAGGCTAGATCTTTCATGGTCTTGAAGTTTGAACTGCCACCGTCTCTGTGAGTGTTGTAGTAGAAGCCCCGTGACTCCACGCCGCTCAAAGCGCCGGCTTTCTCTATGGCCTTCATAGGCATGAGAGACGGAGAAGTGAACGAGGCCTGCTTAAAGCCGGAGCTCACATCGATCTTCTTCTGCGATCCGATCTCTTTGTGAATCTCCTTGATGACGTCGTCGGTGTTCTTCTTATCCCATGCCTTAGTGACTCTATTACCGATGAACTTGCTGTAGTCCTCGTCGACGCCTGATATGAATCCGCTCAAGCCCTTGCCGTCTTCATTTAGACCTGGCTTCGCCGAGTGCACCGTGTACTTACACTGCAGAGACGGTCCATTCTGAGGCTGGATAGTGACGCTCATCTCTTCTCCGGCGAGAGCTTCCTGCATCTCATAGCGAGAGTCTTTACCTATCTCTACCATGCACCTCGGAAAAGTGCTATTGATGTCCTCGGCGATGATTATCCTAGAGGCTAGCTCTAAGACGTCTCTGCCCTTGACGGTAACGCTGAGATTCTTTAAGATGTCGACCGGATCAGACATTCTTCACCAAAGCTTCGAGGTTGTCGTCTAGTCGGCCGATCACTGTCTCATCGAGCACGAATATCTCTTTACGCTTATCGTTCAGCGCTAACTCATGAGTGTAGGCGTTTACTGGTTTCCAGTATACGAGCTCTTCATTAGTCAGTCTGCTGTTAGATAGGAGTGCGTTGGCAGTGACGTTGGTGTCGAGTCTAGTATGAGTCAGTACCACTACGTTGGCGTCATTCTTTCTGCCGATCAGATAGTTGCCGACGTCTTGATATGCGCCTGCCGTCGAGTAGGTGAAGAAGGCGTTCGGAGTTGCCAGAGTAACGTTAGAAGCGAAGATGACGTCTGAGAAGTCTACCTTCTGTATAGTGATCTTGGCGTGAGCCGGATTCATGAAGCTGTAAGTGCTGTTGGCTGCCGGGGCGCCAGTAGGTGCCGCAGACAATCTCACGTGAGTACCACTCACTATGGCTTCTATGTACGTGTTGGCCGGTATGTTAGTGCCACTAACCTTGGCCTTAGGCAGCAACTGAGAAGCGCTCTTCACGGTGATGGTCGAGTTGCCGTTGGTAAACGTCACGTCATAGAAAGTACTATTAGTGTACTTGTATGGGATGGTATTAGCGTCGGTCGTAGTGTCTACCGAGATGACGGTGCTCTTCACCGCGATGTCATTGAGGTAGTTGTACTGATAGACTCGCTCTCCCACCTCGAACGAGCCGACTAGGCTGTTGACGGAAGAGTTGGAGATGACCGTGATCTGATCGATTCGATTGTTGTCGGCCGT